GGTATTGGTATTAACTCAGATGTATCAACTGAGGTAAACTATGTACCTATGAAAGTCGCACACTTAGCAACATCAATGATGTCTATGGGTGCTGTTGCAATTGATGATAACGGTATCTACGAAGTTCTAGATAACAACTAATAGGAGTGGGGGTTTCGGCCCCCATACTTTTATATGGCTTTAAGTACCCCTGCTAATAGTGCGATTGATATATGTAGTAGAGCTTTAATTCTTGTTGGCGCAGAGCCAATAACTTCTTTTGAAGATGATACAACTGAAGCCCTGATTGCAGGGAATATGTATGAGGATATAGCTAGAACTAATCTTACATCTACAAGATGGAGATTTGCTACTAATCAGGTTGTTTTAAATAGATTAACAGATGAACCTACTGGTAGATTTAGTGCAGCTTATCAATTGCCTGATTATCTTTTTGTTCACGCTGTTACTGTTAATGACAATCAAATTCAATATAATATATATGGTAATAAAATATTCTGTGATGCTAGTGTAAATGATGAATTAATTTTAGATTTTACATTTAGAGCTGATGAAGTTGGTTGGCCTTCTTATTTTTCTCTTTGTGTTGAATATGCAATGGCAACTGTCTTTGCTACTGCATTAATAAGAGACACAGCATTATCATCTTTAATGTCAACTCAGTATGATTTCTTAATAGCAAAAGCTAGATCAACTGACTCACAACAACAGACAACTCGCAAGATAACAACATCGAGGTTTATTACAAATAGGCGCACTTAATGCAAAAAGCACGAATACCAATTACAAACTTTCAATATGGTGAGATAAGTCCGTCTTTGGTTTCGAGGACGGATTCGGCTATTTATAATTCTTCAGCACAAAGCATTAAAAACTTTTTTATTAGAACAGAAGGTGGTGTAGCTAAACGTGGTGGTTTTCAAGCATTACATGACTTTACAGCTATTACAGAAAACACTGCTATACGTCAGCAAATAAGACTTATACCATTTATATTTTCAGATGATGAACAATATGTAATAGCATTTTCAAATCAGAAATGTGAAATCTTTTTTATAAATCCTGTAACAGGTGCATTAAGTTTAGCAACAACATTAACACAAGATGTTGATGGAAATGCTTTGCAATGGGATCATTTGTATCTGCATGAAATGACTTATGCACAGGGCGGTGATATTCTTTTTGTTTGCCACAATACTTTTATGTGTCAGCAAATAGTAAGAACTGGCCTTAATAGTTTTCAAGTAGAACAATTTAATTTTGTTTTACAAGCAGGTGGAGCTAAGATTTTTCAGCCTTATTATCATTTTCATCCTACTGGCGTTACACTTGATCCATCTGCAAGCACAGGTAATTCTATTACTATAACAACTAGTGCGCCTTATTTTGATACTACTGGTAAACATGTTGGTATTACATTGTTATATCATGGTTCAGAAATATTTATAACTTCTGTTCAATCTAGCACACAAGCGACTGGTAGAGTTGTTGATGAGTTATTTGTAGAGTTAGATCCTAATGCTGTTAGGACTACTGATGGATCTAGTAACTTAGAAATAACACATATTAATCATGGCATGTCTAATGGTGATTCTATTACTATACGCAATGCAACATCTGTTGGTGGTATAAGCGCAAATAATGTAAATGGTACTAGATCAATAACAAATGTAATTGATGAAAATAGATATATTGTTGCAGGTGGTGGTTCAGCTAATACATCTGAGGATGGTGGTGGATTTATACAGATTGTAACTCATGCACCTACTACTGAATGGATGGAGCAATCTTATTCTGAGTTAAGAGGCTATCCTGCTGCTGTTGGCTTTCATGAAAATAGACTTTGGTTTGGTGGTACGCTTTCTCAACCTGATACTGTTTGGGCAAGTAAGTCAGGATTGTTTTATAACTTTGATATTGGTACTGCTCAAGATGATGATGCTTTAGAACTTGTTATGAGTATTGGTGAAGTAGCCACTATACGTCATTTTGTTTCTAATAGAGATATACATATCTTTACCGCAGGGTCAGAGTTTTTTATTCCTACATTTGAAAATCAACCTATTACGCCTTCTAATGCTAGAGTAAAAAGACAAACATCTTTTGGTTCTACGTTTGTAAGACCACAACCTTTCTATGGTGCTACAATTTTTGGTCAGATTGGCGGTAAGATGATACGTCAGTTTGTATTTGATGATAGTGAGCAAGCTTACAAAGCTGATCCAATTTCTTTGCTTTCTTCTCATTTGATAAGCGATCCAGTTCAGATGTGTGTAATTAGTGGCGCGGTAAACACAGCCGAGTCATTTGTATTTGCTCAGAACTTTACTGGTGAGATAGCTGTTTATAATCTTAACAGAGTTGAGGGTGTTGCAGGTTGGACAAGATTTGAAACAAATGGTTCTTTTCATTCTGTTACTGCTATTGGTAACAGGGTTTTTGCTGTCATTAAGACCAATCTTGGATCTGGTACAAATAGTTTTGTATTCACTGAACTAAATCAAAATGTAAGTTTAGATCTTGGAAATGCATACTCAGGAAGTAACGGTGTGTTTACTGTATCAAACTTTTTTGAGAATGGTGCAGAAGTTGATGTAATAAGTGCTACAGATTATTTAGGTAAGTTTACAGTAACTAATGGTCAGATTGATGTTTCGTCTGTGGACGCTTCTCTTACAAGCTGTCAAGTAGGTTTTGGTTTTGATGTAGAGTTAAAGACTAATCCTATAGATGTTAATACTGCAATTGGTCCAGAAACAGGACAGCCTAGAAGTTTAAGTAGAGTTATAGTTGATATGTCTGAGACATTATCTGTTTCAGTAAATAATAAGAAACTAATTATAAGAAAAGTAAACAATGACTTTAGCCAACCAAGACAAGCAGTTACAGGTAAGCGAGAGTTTTATTTACTTGGATATAATAAAGATCCGCAGGTAACTGTTACACAGACTGCCCCTATGTTTATTCAAGTTAATGGTTTAGTTGCAGAGGTATCTTTTTAATGGCTATTAATCCTCTTACTGTTATTACTACAGGTTTAAGTTTAATTGGTACAAAAAAATCCTACGATGCTCAAAGAGAAGAAGCAAAACGTAGGGCTGAGATAGGTAAGTTTGAAGCAAGGCAACATGTTAATGATTTGTTTCTTACTAAGGCTCAAGCAATAGATGAATCTAATAGACGTATTAGAGATATGCAGATTGCTGAATCTCAAAACATTGCTTTCTTTAGTGCATTAGGTAGAGAGGATAGATCTGTTGGTGCGCTTCTTAAAGAAAATAGAAGGATTGCATCTGAGGATTTAGAGGGCATAGAAAGATCTGCTGAACTTCAAGCAGCAAAACTAGCTACGGCTGCTGCTGTTGCTTACAAATATGGTCAAGGTGCATCGGCAGGATTAAAGGCAGAGGCAACTGCAAATCTTATTACAGGCATTACAAACATTGCTAAAAACTTAGATCCAAAGTTTTTTAAAGGAACTAGCTAAATGGGCGTTATTAGAGAAAAAAGACAGGTAGGTAGTCTTGGTCCTGTAGGTGTTGTTCGACAGCAAAGCAGCAATCAATACCAAAGAATAGCTGCTGCTACAAATAAACTAACAGAATTAGCTATTGGTGAAATGGGTAGGCAGGCTGCTATTAGCGGTAAAGAACTTGCTGAACAAGAAGATGTATCAAAGATTACAACACTAGATCCTATTACAAACAAACCACAGGCACTTAGTTGGGTAAATGATAACAGTTTCTTAGGTCGAGTAGGTAAGCAAGCATACGAAGAAACAATAGCTAAACGATTTCAGTTTGAGATTGATAACCAGTTAAGAATAAAAGCCAAAGAACTTGCTATTAAATATCAAGATCAAGATGGTGGTGTAGAACTATTTAAAGATCAAATGCATCAGTATATTGATAGCATGGCAAGTAACTCTGAAGCTACTGGCTATAGCAATTACATAATGCAATCAGGTGTAAGCCTTACAACTACAACAAGCCTTAACCTTATGGACAAGGCAGCAACAAGAGAACGTATTAAAACAACAAATAGTATTATTCTTGGACTTGATGAACAGTTAGACGCAATAGAAACTCTTACCTCTGCTGGTGAAACTGACAAAGCTCAACTTCTTATAGATGATA